CGGCCAGTCCGCCACGGGGTCCCACCGCGTAGCCCGCCATGCGGCGGTAGAGAGTAGCAGCGTGATGAACGAACTAATCGCCGTTCTCGTGGGGGCAGTTGGTCCGACTGGGGCACTGATCTGGTTCATGTTCCAAACCACGACGAAGACAATCCCCGATATCGTCGAAGATCATCGTAGAGAGCTGGCGGCCTTGTCTGAGGCGACACGAACAACCCTAGCCGAACTCAATGAATCACATCGCCACGATCTGGCTGAAATCGTAATGGCGTTTCGTGCTGACCTAAAGGAAGAGAGAGTTCTTCGGGAGACACTTCTAAAGGAAGTGTTGGAACGCGCCCCATACGCATGCCCAATGACTCGCAAAGAGAATATGGGGTGACCATGGCCCCCGACAAATTCGCCGATGCGATCCAGCGACTTGGAACCCTCGCCCACGTGTGGCTGGAAGGGGACCACGGGACTTGGACGATTACGATCGGCTGGGGAGCGGCTGGAGTGTTCAGGGGGCGATCGACAGTGATTGACGACGCCTACCGGTTGGCGCTCGACCAGATCATACGCAAGACGGTAGAGTCGCCGGGGCTGCATAACTTGGCCGCTGCCGTGACACCGGGGATACTCGGATTGCCGGCTGCGTGCCAGCAGTGCCCAACGATGGAAGTGTGGTTGCGAGAACGACAACTATTACCGCCGACCGAGTGCGGCGGGTGCTAGGGGGTGAGAGATGACGATTGGGAGTACGATCGACATCGCTGAGGCGTTGATCGACATGCCGATCAGCAACGGGATTCGCGAAGCAGATGTTGCGTGTGTGTTTCCTGTCGAGTATCTCGTTCACGAGTTCGCTAATGGACGGTGCATGCACTGCGGAATAGGAAGAGAGCAACAGCAGTACGAAGTAGAGACATGTAAGAAGCGGTCTACGAAGTACGAAAAATAAGGAGTAAATCATGGAATCCATCCATGTTCAGACCTGTTTTAAGGTCACAAAGCAGAGCCGTTTATGGAGACGCAACCAAAAGGTTTGGCTGTTGTACCTAAGCCGTACAGGTGGAAATGCCGCATTCGTCACGGGACGGCATCGTGGCAAAGGCCGCTGGATCAATGGTTGGGTGCATTGGAACGCTAAAAGCATGCCCACGTTTATAGAATGCAACGTGTCGAAGCAGTTTCGAGAATTTCTACACAAAACGAAAACGTTCTGAGTAAATGACCGTCTATCATTACCTATCCCCGATGACCTGGGACGCCGAGCAGTTCTGGCGAGCGCCGGACGGTTGCGTGTTGGGTCTCGACATGCGCGGACTGCCAGATCAGGGGATGCGTGGTGGATACGGTGATTGGCCTTACGCCTACATCCTGTCAGAGCAGCAGACCGGGCATGGGTTCATTGGTCTTGGAGAAGGCCGCGTTGACGAAGTGCGGCCGACCGACCAAGCGATTAAAGACGCATGGCTGTCGTGTTTCGGTTCGTCTCCAATCGGAGACACGTTGCTTGACTGGTTTTGGAATCTCGCGACTCAGCAGGCGGTTGTCGATGGAACCCAGCCGCTGAAACCGTTGATGCCGACACGGGAAGGCGATGTCGAACTCTACTTGCCTCTCCATTCGCTTGTTCGCCGCGTACCGTTCGGTACGTGGAACCCAACAGGCAACGTCTATCACAATCGGGTTCGCGACCTGCTTCGTGCCGATCTTCAACGACACGATGACGAAAATAAAGCAGAAGCCAAGTCACTGAAGGCATTGGAGCAAGAGCTTCGGCGGCAAGGCAAAACCAAAGACGCTGACAAGGTAGCCGCAAGAGCTGTTATAGTCGAGAACCACGCAGAAAGCGTTCTTGATGCGATGTGCCGCAAGTACAGTTGCGATCCGCTGGAACTCAGTGCGACGATCAAACGTGGACGAGCACAGACAACGATCAGCGATACGTTCTCAGCAAGTCTTACTGGGTGGACCACTGTTACGGGTGGCTGGGCGACTCGTGACGCAGGAGGAGGAGACTATCGAGCCGGCTCCACATCGGCAACGTCCGCGATGCGGCATGACACAGCATTGTCAGATGACGACCATTACTCGCAGGCGGTGGTGTTCTATACAGGGAGCACCGCCGTGTTCTATGGAAATGGTCCAGCAATCCGATTTTCGTCTAGCGCATTAACGTGTTACTACTGCCAGCCGGAGCCAGACTCATACGGGCAATTTGGTTACTACAAACACGTCACAGGAACATCGTCAAGACTTACTGGTCAAACTAATCGTGCGTTTTCGAGTGGGCAGGTTATAAAATTCAATGTGTCCGGCTCAACTCTCACCGGCTACTCCAACGGCGTTGCGTCAAGTGATCTGACCGACACAGCCATCAGCGGGAATTTACAGACCGGGATCATCACGAGGCAGACGTATGCATCTTACGGTTTAGAGTTCGACGACTTCTACGCGACGGACGGGATAGCGGAAGGCCACCCAGCAATCAAACGATTTGGCGGCATCCCATTTGCCGCAGTCAATAGAGGAGTATGGTAGATGGCTGAGAATACACTTTGCAGGAACGCGGCACTTCCCTATCCAGTTTACGGCGTACCGTGGGCGATGGCGTTGCCTCTGATTGACGCCGATGGAGACCCAACGGCGAGCGGGGCAACGCTCGATGCAGAAATCTCAAAGAATGCAGACACCGCAGCCGACATCGCTGGAACCGAGGTTGATGTAGGGAACGGCCAGTACGTATTGACGTTCACCGCTGCGGACATGACCGCGAACATCATTGCAGGGGTGCTCAAGACTTCCACCAGCGGGTTAAAAAATACGGCGTTTTCTCTATATCCTCGACGGCTTCCCGTCATTACATCCGGTACGGCCCAAGGGGGAGACACGACCTATTGCACGCTTGCGGCCGGAACGATCCTCTTTGACGATCAGTTCAACGGATGCTTGCTCGTCGTACTCATCGACGGAACAAAACAGGCTCGAATCATCATTGATAGCACTCAGAGCAATCAGCGTGTGACCGTCGGAGATGCTTTTACGACCGTGCCGGACAGCGATGATACCTATGAGATAATGGTTCCCGAGGGCGTCGTCTATCCGACCGTGGCAGCAATCAAGCTAAAGACAGACGGTCTGAACTTCACCGGGGTCGACGTAAAAGCAACGCTCGACGGAGAAGAAGTGACACCAACGGCTGCAAGCAAGACCGGCTATGCTCTCTCGGCCACCGGGTTGGACACGGCTGAGGCTAACGGCGTGGTTGCGTCGAAGATACTGGAGATGGTCACTGCTTTCCTTGCTGGCAAAGTCTCGCGGTCAAGTTCGTTAGGCGTAACGACACTGACCTACAAGAAGCGTGACGGAACGACAACGAGCTTCACTTGCGTGGCTGATGAAGATGACGGGGACCGGGCAACCACCGGATCACTATCATAGTAGAGTAGTATGGTGTGGCTTTCCCAATGGCTCACAATTCCGAATGTCGCCTTGCCAGACGTAGCTCTGCCTGACGTTGCGTTGCCGTTTGTAGAAGACCTCAGTAGCGCGAGTTCTGCTTCGTCCTTGTCTAGCAGTTCGAGCAGTTTGACCAGCAGCGGATCAAGTAGTTCTAGCCTGACGAGTTCAGCCAGTAGTGAGTCTTCGAGTAGCAGCTCAAGTTCGAGTAGCTTGACTAGCTCTGCTTCCTCGGCGTCAAGTGCGTCAAGTGAGTCGTCGTCTTCGCTGACTTCATCCGCTAGTTCGACTAGCAGCTCATCTAGCTCGGTATCTTCTACCTCGTCGTTCAGCTCCAGTTCAAGCTCGACTAGTTCTGCGAGTAGTCAATCGTCTGCTTCATCAACGTCGAGTGAATCTTCATCTAGCTTGACCAGCTCTGCGAGCAGTCAATCTAGCTCGTCCACATCTTCGCAGTCTAGTGAATCGAGCCAGTCGAGTTCCAGTACGAGTTCGGCATCTTCAGCCAGTTCACTATCTAGCTTGTCATCCACGAGCAGTTCGTCTACCAGCAGTGAGAGTTCCAGTTCTAGTTCCAGTTTAACAAGTTCTCCATCGAGTTCGTTATCAAGCCAGAGCAGTCAGTCGTCCGGGTCGAGTACATCCTCATCCTCGACGAGTTCAGCTTCATCTCTGTCAAGCAGCTCAACGTCAAGTGAGAGTTCATCGTCGTTAACCAGCTCTGCGAGTAGCCAATCGTCCAGCAGTGTAAGCTCGTTGAGCAGTATGAGTTCGACTAGTTCACCTTCGAGTTCTTTGTCGAGCACTAGCAGCACTTCGTCTGCTTCAAGCATATCGTCATCATCAACCAGCTCAGCATCATCGACTAGCTCTGCTAGTAGTCAGAGCAGTGAGAGTTCTAGTTCATCTACGTCAACAAGTTCTGCTAGTTCGGCTTCATCAGTAAGTAGCCAATCTAGTTCATCTACGTCTTCCCTATCTAGCGAATCGTCCAGTAGTACAAGCTCACTGAGCAGCATGAGCAGCAGTTCAACTTCATCTACTAGCTCTGCCAGCAGTGCTAGTTCTGCAAGTTCAACTAGCTCCCAGTCTAGTACGAGTACATCATCAAGCTCAAATTCGACCAGTTCTGCTTCTAGCGAGTCAAGTATATCGTCATCATCAACCAGCTCCGCTAGCAGCACCTCGTCTAGCAGCACGAGCAGTACAAGCTCGTTGTCTGCTGAATCGACTAGCTCAGCATCGAGCACGAGCAGTGAGAGTTCTAGTTCAAGTTCAACCAGTTCTGCTTCCAGCACAAGTTCGGCATCAAGCACTAGTAGTGGATCTAGCCTGAGCAGCAGTTCAACCAGCAGCGCTTCAAGCGTGAGTTCTGTATCGTCTACCAGTTCAGAGTCTTCGTTCAGTTCCAGCAGCACAAGTTCTGCCAGCTCAATAAGCAGCACAAGTTCATTGAGCAGCACGAGTTCGTTTAGCTCGGAGTCGAGTCTGAGCAGTAGCTCGACTAGCTCAACATCTAGCCCAAGTTCAACTTCATCAACAAGCTCAGAGTCTAGCCTGAGTTTGAGCAGTATGAGTTCGGCTTCGAGCCAGTCGTCTGCTTCGTCATCTTCGACCTCCAGCACCAGTTCGTCTGGCAGCTCTGAATCGTCTGTGAGTTCTCAGTCATCTTCTTTATCTTCAAGCTCCCAATCACAGGAAACTTCTTTATCATCTAGCTCTAGTTCAGCATCTAGCCTGTCGAGTAGTTCTAGTAGTCTGACTTCGAGCAGCAGTTCGTCTACCAGCGAATCGTCTGCATCGTCGAGCACGAGCACTGGAGTTGTCGATTTTCCGGCGTCGAAAATCATATCGAACCCAATAGCTATGTCGGCGGAGGTGGTATAATGATGGACGGCACGATATCTATTTTGTAAGGCGGATTGGAGGACGTATGGCAGCCTACAGCGTAAGCGGAACACTGATCCCAGACGCGACGACGCCAAACACGGGTGAACCGGCTGGGACGCTTAACGGTCAGCCATATTGGACATGGGGCGTTTGGTTTCTGTACTGGAAGCCTGGGAAGACAAATCTGTGGCGTATTTCACAGGAATTAGACGGTGATAGTGTAGCTGGCTGGACACGAGAAACGGACGACCCGACTGATGTTATTGGGATGTATCAACCATTTACTACTGAAGGCACCGCCATTGTCGCCGAGTACGTTGAGCCAGAAGAAGAATCTTCCGCAAGCTCTGATTCTAGTTTGTCTAGCGCATCGTCTTCAAGCACGTCATCTGCAAGCAGTGGATCGAGCAGTTCGCCGAGCAGCAGCTCTGCATCGTCTAGTCAGAGCACTGCCGTCATTGACCTTCCGAGGTCTTGTATGATCACGGTCACTGGTACGTTTTCATTCACAGCAACGGTGGAGAAACCGACATGAGCCTCATACTCGCCCAGAAGAAACGTAAGCTGATCCGCGACATTGTGATTAAGGACTCTGCCGGGGATACGATCACGCCAGGAACGAACGATGTGGTGCGGATCAAGATCGGTAAGGTTCGGCAGACTCCGATCCTCGACCTGGACTCTGCAGCCGCCTCGACGAACGGGAGCACGATAGTGAAGGGGACGTCCAACAGGGTTAGCATCGTGCAGGCTGATATGGAGAAATTTTCCGGCGGGGTATACTCGTTTGAAGTCAGCCTGGTTGATAATGCTGATTCACAAGCGATCAAGCATGTCGATTCGCAAATACTGGTCGTTCAGGCGACTCAACTCGGTGATGTTGGGCTTACATAACGGGAACCTGTCTAGGAAATCCGGCTGGCAGGCTGTATAATCCCCTTTGGGAAGGTGTGCTGAAATGGGAAAGATCATCGGTGATGAACTTGTGCTGCTGGAACTGGGTTTGTCGTCCTCCCCGACCGATGAGGAGAGGGCGATCGTCCAGCAGGCGGTAGTGAAGGCGGAAGGGGCCGTGATGAAGTTCCTCGGCTATGATCCTTCCCAGCAGAGCCGGACCGAGTTCTATCCGCAGATCAACCTCAGCCCATCTGGTGGGGCATCTGTTTGGGAAGTGAACGACACCGAAGCGTATGAGAGGAAACAGTCATCCTCAGCCACCGATGAGTTACAGCTGAAACATATCCCGATTCGCAGCACCCCGGCCATCGACCTGCGGATCGAGTACGATGGCAGGTTTGGTTCCAAGGTAGGATCGTTTGCCGCTGCCTCACAGAAGGTGGAGGGAACTGATTTCTGGGCACAATACGATTACTTGGACAGTTCCGGCAACAAGATTTGCAACGATGGTATCCTGCGCAGTTTCGGGTTGTGGCCCAGCGAGCCAGGGGCCGTCAAGGTCGTCTACACCGCTGGCTACTCGTCGGCGGAGCTAGAGGGGCAGGATCTTATCGTGGATGCCTCACCGATCATGGACGCGATCGTAGAGGAAGCTCTGAGGCGTGCTAAGAAGGTGCTGACTCTGTGGAAGAAGAACTCGAGGACGGGACACAACGCTGGAATTTTGACCAGTGAGACGCTAGGCGAGTATTCTTACAGCTTGAGCTCGTCCGCCGTCGAGAAGATGCTGTCGGCCGGAGGCTTGAGCTTGGAGTCGAGGGAGAAGCTGCAGCCGTTTGCGATGATGAACTTGGGGGTGATGTAGTGGCCGAAGACCTGGCGAAGGGAATTCGATTTGGGATCGCACCGACTTACAGGTGCAATATGCAGTGTGCCATGTGTAACAGGTGGATTGACAAGTTCCCCTGGCAGCAGCCGTCTGACGTCTCGGTTGAAGACGTCAAGGAAGCAGGGGAGATGGTTGTAGCCTCCGGCCTGAAAGTCAACAAGGTCCGTGTGACTGGAGGGGAGCCGACCCTGCACCCCAAGCTGAAAGAGATCTGCGACTCGATCCGGGACGATTGGAAGGTTGTGAGGTACACCCACATCCTGACCAACGGAACGACCATTGGCAAGCGGCCTCGGGACATCTGGGCTCGCTACAAGGACGGGGACGAGACGACGGTCAAGATCCACCACCCGTTTTCGATCAGCCCTACTGACCTGGGGATGAGCGGTCCGTTCGGAACCGAGTTGCCTTGCGAGCAGCAGACCGGATGTGGCAGGTTGTTTGATGCGTTCGGGTTCAGCTTCTGCGTTGTCGCCGGATCACTGGGCAGGCTGCTGAGAATCGATCCATACAGCAAAGCACCGGTGCTGAAAGGTGACGAGAGGATTTGTAAGCACTGCATCTTCAGCCTGCCGAGGAAAGTTCGGTGGCGGATCTGGGGCAGGTGGAGGGCCGGCCAGCAGGAAGGGACGACCAAGACGTACCGGGATGCAGAGGATGCGTTCCGCCTGCTGCCGTTCCGGTTCAAGCGGTGGAGGGAACGATGAACAAAGAAATTACCGAGAGCCTGGAACTGATTGGTAGGTCGTTAAGTCGACTAGCTGTACTTGCTAAGAAGGGTGATTTAACCGGCCATCCATTCCGAGGCAATCAGTGGAGTGGAGGACAGGGAGGCCAGATGGCTCCTGATGTAGATATGGGATCTGGGGTTGCGGAAGAGCCAAAACAAAGATGGCCTAAAACTATCCTGAATGGGGAGAAGCGGGTAGGGGCAGTTGTGGTGATTCGCAGTGAAAATCCCGAGCGAAAGAATAATCCGTATGGTGTAGGGACTATAACGAGCGTGGACCATAAAGCGACATTTGAGGATAAACAAAAGGGCCATGATTTTAGGCTTAAAGTGCATTCATGGCATTTCGCTCAGGGGGCTGCCTACGGTGAAGCGAGGGCTAGAAGAAAAAGATAGGAATTCTGAAAAATGTCGTTGCTCGATAATCTCCCCCACACTTTTGTCGCAAAGAAACGCACCCGCGTTGCTGATACTCTCGGCGGCAATAAGGATACCTACCCAGCCGTCTCATCTGGAACATGCTGGCACCAGCAAGCCGGGGACAGTGAGACCACCGAGTTCGCCAAGCGGGGCATCAACATCACGGGCAAGGTGTACTTCGCTTCCGATCCGGCCCTGGACGAGACCCACGTGCTGATCGTCAGTGACAAGAACGGAACAGAGGTTGGCACGTTCGACGTTGTCAGCATACCGAATATCGATGCATCTGCGGGGCTGGGAGTGCTCTGGCGGTGCAATGTGAACAGAAAGACTAGCGAGCCATGAAGATCGTATCCGACGCTAAAATCATGAATGGTAGGTTGCAGGTCAGTATTGACATCCAAGATCCTGAGATGGAGTTGGATGAGAAGAAACGTGGCGGCGGGGGTGGAGGAAAGCCTGGCAGGGGAGGTGGAGCTGGTAGGTGGGTCACGATTATGGGTCGTCACGTATTCATCGGACGGGATGGAGTTCCTCGAGCCGGTCCGAACGGCCCAAAGGTGGATGTTGATCGCTCAGACGATGGTCCTGGTGGAGGAGGACAGAAACCTGAATCTAAGCCGAAGCCAGAGGCTGAGAAACCTAAACCGAAGCCTGAATCTAAGCCTGCTGAGAAGCCAAAACATGAGGACGAGAAACCCAAACCGAAGCCGGAAGCAGAGAAACCCACAGCTAAATCAAAAAGCAAGGTATCTGGGAACAAGGAGGAGGCTGGAAAGTTGCTCGACGGGCTGAGCGATGCTGACAAATCATTTGGAGGGAATCTCTCGAAGTTCCTCGAGAAGCATCCGATAAAGGAAGTCCGGGTCGGCAAGACGGATAGCACCAATCAATCGTCTGGGGTATACAACAAGGGGACCGGGGTGCTAGCGGTGAAGCCGACCACCAACACAGGATTTCTGATGTACGACAAGGGTGTTGAGGTAGCGGCAGATCATGCATCGAAGCACGGAGACGATCCAAAGGCATATCAACAGGCAGTATTCCTCCACGAGGTCGGACATCATGTGCTGCTAACTGCCATCGCCAAGATTCCGGGGGCTCAGAAAGCCTTGTATGCAGACAATGTGGTAAAAGCATATCAATCGGACAAGAAGAAGGTAAGTGGGTATGCTGACTCTCAGCCTCACGAGTATTTTGCTGAATGTTTTTCTGCATACCATCACAATCCAAAGTCGTTGTCGAAGGAAGCAAGAACAATGGTCGAGGCTGTTTTGGCAGCGGGGGTGTAACATGGAAAAAATGAAAGTGGAATGGGATAGGCTGAAGCAATTTATGTCCCTGTTGGAATCCAGCAAATCCAAGGCGATGGACCTGTTCGATTCCATGAATCAGGCGACCAGGCAGCTGGCAGCGGAACACTTGGGAATGGTCGAATGAAGATCACAACCGGATCGGTAGCTGATTTCCTTGCCAACCTCGAAGCTGGAACCGTCTGGCAGCAGCGAATACACTATGAGCGGTCATCCCGTCCGATGTGTGGCAAGACCAAGAGGGACGCAACTAGTTTCGAGGTATACTACCAGCTGTCGACGGTGCTGAACATCGAGGAGGGGCAGGCTCTGGTGGTTTGCGGGGTCGATTGTGGGATCGACAGGCTGACGGGGGATGGAGGGTTGGAAGGAACGGAGGAGCAGAAGAAGAATCACGAGCAGGTCGTGGAGTGGTGCACTGCACACGGTGTGCGGTTGCTTCCGGGAGTATTAGACCAATAGGAGACTGAAAGATGATTCACGTGTCGAAGGAAAGTGCGGCTCAGCAAGTGGCGAATGCCGTAATCAAGGCAGAGCAGTCGGACAAGTTCATGGTCGCCGTCTGGAGCGTCGGGGAGAACGGAGAGCTGATCTGCCACAGGACGACCTGGCAGTTCCCGTCGGCACGGCTCGAGGAGGCGGTTCGGCAGTTGGACAAGATGATTGCCGAGGAAGTCAGACCGACTTCCGTTTCTTTGCCGCTGGCCAGTTTCCTTCGCCCGACTCCGGCCAACCATTTCGATGTTCCCAGGCCAATCGAACAAGATGAGACGGTGTCAGACCTGCCTGGAGCACCTCCGATCGTCAACGCCATTGTGCCTCTGGATTCGGAGGATGGAGAATGAGGCGAGTGCTGAACTGGATCCGATCTTGGTTCGCCACTGCTTCGGTCGTTCGTCAGCTGTCCGGGCAGAAGGATCAGTTGGACAGGTTAGAACTGGCAGCGGACGAGTCTACTTCGCGGATTGAGAAGCGGGCTGCTGAACTGCAGACAGCTATCAACAATGTGACGATTGAGATCGAGGATGCCAAGAGGGTTCACAGGCGGTATGAGTTCGCCCTTGAAGATTTGAGGGAGCAAAATTCTGTTTTGGAGAAGACCATCCAAACGCTTGTGGCATCGCACGAACTTTTGATTAGTCAAATTGACGCTCAAACTTCGATCGCTGTGAGGGCGAGGGTTGCCGCGTCATCGAGGGAGTAGGCTGATGGTCGTAGCGAAGGCTCATGCCACTGTGGTGAATGGACGGCTGCAGGTCAGTATTGACTTGCAGACGAAAGGCGACCTGCCTGGGCATCCGTTCAGGGGGAATCAGTGGAGTAGCGGAGGTAGAGTTCAGGTATGGAAAGGGAATGATTTTGCCTCGGCGGAAGATCAATCTCCAGAACAGATAGCATCATGGGTGAAGCCGGGTCACGTGGTCGTAGAAGAAACTGACGGTCCGATGCATCAGACGTTCGATCCGAATTCCCCTGTGACTTTTCGCACCAGGAAAATAGGGGCAGAGCTGCCGCAAGGGACGGTGGTGGACAAGAGGTTGGTTCATGGCGAAGATGGAATAAAAATCGAGTATCTCGTGAAGCCACGAACTGGAGGAAAAGAATCAGAATTTCAGGATCGCCAGGAATTGGAAAAATTGGAAACCCTTTTGAAGATTGATCCGGATGCCCCGTCAGAGGATCGTCAGAGATGGAGACAGCAGGCGACAGAGTTGCGGGCAAAGTTAGAGTCGCAACAGATCGATGCGAAGCCAAAACCGAAGCCAAAACCGAACCCGAAGCCAGAGGAAAAACCAGTAGAGAAGCCCAAACCACAACTGGTTACTGAGAAGCCGAAACCAAAGCCTTTAGAAGGATTGGATTTACTGAGAGGCCAGTTGAGAACACTCGAGGGTCTTATCGATAGAGGAGCAAGAGGAAACTATGCTCAAAGGGCTGAGGAATTGAGGAAACGCATCGCCGAAGAAGAAGGGAAGAAAGTATGAGCACGATGACAAAAGCCCTGGCCCGCAGCCGCAGCGTGGTGGATGAATCCTACCACTCGTCCATGAGTCTCAAGGCGGCTGGGATGCTGGACCTATCTCCTTCTCCTGGGTTCAGCCAGTTCAACCAGTTCTCGGATGATAGCAAGAGCCGTGAGCGGTACAGCCTGTTTCGTGGCTGGTTGTACAGTGCCGTCAATGCACTTGCAAGTGAGGCTGCCGGCCAGCCTGCCGTGGTAGCCAAGATCAAGGGCAAGGCTGAGCGTCCGTCCGAGCAGAAGATGGTCCGGGGCAAGATGACCACGTTCGCTAGGACCAAGACTGCTGCCCAAGAGTTCGAGGTGCTGATCGACCACCCCCTGCTCGACTTGCTGGAGCAGCCCAACCCGATCCAGACGCGGTGGGCGTTCGTCTATAGCTTCGTCGCCAACTTGAATCTGACAGGTTGGTCGTACGTGGTCGGCGGTGAAAACGAGGAGGGTAAGTTCGAGTTCTACAGCCTGCCTACCAACTGGGTCAAGCCCGACCACAAGGAGGGGCCGTTCAGTAGGTTCAAGGTCGTCGATCCCACCAAGCCGTCCTCGTCCACCTCCGATGACGAGTGGCTGACGAGGGAGCACGTGGCGTTTGCGATGCTGCCGAACCCTGCTGATCCTAGGATGGCGATGCCCCCTGCAGCCAGCCAAGGGAGGTCGATCAAGATCGACGATTGCATCCAGGCCAGCCAGCTGGCGTTTTTTGACAACGGAATCTTCCCTGGGGCGATCGTCACGATCGGCAAAGACCCTCACCCGGACGTTCCTGCTGGGATTCGCCCTCGCCTGACTGCTGTCCAGCGAAGGCAGATCACTGGAGCAGTACGCAAGGTGATATCAGGGGTGGCCAACTACGGCAACCCTGCAATCGTGGACGGTCTGATCGAGTCAATCGAGCGGTTGTCAATGACGTCGAACGAGATGGGGTGGGAGAAGTCCGAGGATAAGATCCGCACCCGCATCCTGTCGGCGTTCAGCGTTCATCCGTACATTCTCGGCGAGCCGGTCGGGGTCGGCGGGTATGCTCAGGTCGTCAACATTGAAAAAAGGTTTTACAAGCGGGTCAACACGTTCCTGGACATGTTGTCGACTGTGGTGACCAACTTCGTTGGACCGATGACAGCTAGGGCCACGAAGGCTAAGCCGAAGGAAGCTCCCAAGAAGGAGAACTTGCTGATCTGGTGGGAGTCTTGCGAAGCTGTGGACCCGTCCCTTCGCTGGTCGAACCTGAACGCTGCCAGAACGAGAGGGGACGTCAGTCGTAACGAGATCAGGGCTGAGCTGAACCTGCCGCCTGACGAGACCAACGGTGACAACACGAAGCAATGGACTGCCGCGGATTTGAATGCGATCGTTGCTGTTCAAGGGGCAGTCGGTCAGGGGCAGATGACGCCCCAGCAGGCAGCCGCCCTGTACGAGATTCTGTTCGATATGGACCCGGCTGATG